CACATACACATTTGACCGCTGGGCGTGTGGCATGAGTGACGGAACAGTTACAGTTTCAGCTCAGGCATTCACTCCGGGAACAGCACCGGTTGCAGGATACGAGTTTGCTAACTATGCAGGAATTGTAACATCTGGACAAACCGCTACAAATGCAAGTGCTAACTATGTTCAGCGCATTGAAGATGTCCGCACTTTTGCAAACCAAACTGTAACAGTTTCATTTTGGGCTAAGGCTGGAAGTGGAACTCCACAAGTTGCAATCGGAGGCACACAAAACTTCGGAGTGGGTGGATCTACTTTTGTTCGATTAACTGCACAAAAGGTAACTCTCTCGACATCATGGGCTAGATACTCTGCAACACTTAGCATACCTTCAATGTCAGGCAAAACACTTGGCACTAGCTCCACACTTATTATGGAGTTTTGGGTTTCATCTGGAAGTGATTTTGCAAGTCGCACAGACACTCTTGGTATTCAGAATAACACTTTCGAAATGGCTGGTTTCCAGATTGAAGCTGGATCAACTGCTACCGCTTTCCAGACTGCAACAGGAACAATCCAAGGAGAATTAGCCGCTTGTCAGAGGTACTATTATCGCTTGGATTCATCGGGTGGTGCTTATGGTTGGACTAATGCTATTGGATATGCCTATAACACATCGGGAATTGTTATTGGCTTACCGCTTCCAGTCCAAATGCGAGTAGCGCCAACTTCCATAGATTATTCAGGTATGGCAGTTACTAACTTTTCAAACGATTCAGTAATTGGGTCATTGACTAGCATTTCACTTAATGCAAGTCGTTGCACAAGTAATTGTGCTAGGCAAAACTGTGTCCCATTGTGTCGTTGAGAGTGAGAACTCTGTAGCTGTGATGTAGAGGGTTATATCCACATAAGTAGGGGTAGCGCGTAGGGCTACATTCTCCACAAAGCCCTCAAATGTGCCACCCAAAAGGTTAGAAGGCAGATTCTCAATGAGGACAGGCTCGCCAAAGAAGATGCCAATCAGATTATCAAGCATGGCAGATGGCATATCTGGGTTATCTAATCTAAAGGTAATCGCTCCCAATGAGGCTTTAGCCGTCTTGCGTAGATTTAGCTCTCTAGTGGCAATATCAGTGATGTCAGCAAGGTTCTTGATGTTGGACTCAAAAGACTTCTCATAGAGGCCGTAAGAGGCAATAGAGTCGCTATCAGAGGCACTGTAGGTTGAGCCATAGGCTGTAGAGTATTTATAGATAAGACTATTGCGGATGTTAGCAATCTGTGTCTGAGAAGTAATGCTGTTGGGAGTTGCATAAGCTGCATCGAGGTAGGTGTAGCCGTTATCTGCAAGATAGTCTGAGCGATGGTCTGCATCGTCATAATTGACTAAGCCATCTGATGTTGATTCATAAATCTGGCCTAGTGCGCTATTAGCAATCTGATCTACTAGGGTCTGGCTTTTGGCCGTAGCAGATGCCGCTTGGCTTATCATTGTGTAAAAACCTGAGTCAATAGTGCCTACATAGGACTCGGCTTCATTCCAAGTAGTTGTGGCTGGATAAGTAGCCCATGTAACAGTCGGTGTCACTTCATTCCAGTTAAGGTTAAGAGCTGCACCTAGAATGGCTGCAATCTGTGCGCCGTCTAATCCTTCTGCTAGGGCTGTGTTGTAAATAGCTTTAGTCAGTTTAGCTAGTGAGCCAATACCCAAGATTGTGCCTGTAGTGATGTAGCCAGTTTCCTCTGGACTTCTAACACCAATGGAGAAGTCTGAGACCTCACCACTAAATACAGTTATGTAAGTGCCAGAGGAGTTCTTTAGTTCTAGGGTTACTGGCTCTGTGACATTGATGGTAAAAGGTGAGTTATCTGTATTGATGATTTCTACTCGGCAGTAACCTGCTGTGCATTGGCGGTCAATGTCTAGCCGACCAGTGGCATAGGAAACAGAGGTGACAGTTGTATAAACATCATCACCTACTGTCACACGCCATTCTGGTAACCATGTCATAGCGGAAGTAGTCTGCCTATCAATGTGCCTCGTCTTGAGGCTTGTGTAAGGACATCATCAATAGCTTCTGCAATGGCATTAGGGTCACCGATGCCTGTGTTAATAGTGTTGTTAATGGTTACGCCTGCTGGCAGTTGATTGCCTGTACCACTAGTTCCCAAGCCTACTGTCGATGGCATTGATGTAGTTGCTCCGCCATTAGAAGTAATGCCAAGAGATGCATTGGTCGCACCTACGAATGGTCTATAACCACCAAGACTTGCCTGTTGCGCTTGGCTCAAGGCGTTGAAGGCAGATGCAGCAGAGCCAGCAAAGTTCTTAAAGTAAGTCTCAAGGCTTGCTAACTGCTCCTTTACAGACATGAAGTTCCAGTTCTTGAAGATGTCATCAAGAGGCTTAATTCCTTGTAAAGTGCTAACTAACTTCTCTGTGTTCTTTTGAGCCGTATCCAGCAACTTTGTATAGATTTCAATCTGGCTAATGTTCTCATCTTCAATAGCCTGCATAAGCTTGAGACGAATACGATCTTCTTCTGAAATCTTACCTTTGAGGGCTGCTTCAATCTGAATCTTTTGTAGGTCAAAGATAGCCTTAGCCTTAGAAAGTTTAAGGTTTTCTTTAGTGGTTTTAGTTAAAGCCTGAGTTGCCTTTAGTTGTGCATTTGCTGCCTTAGATGCGGCTATTGCATCGGCTCTTTGGGTATCTTGTGAAGATACGCTGGTTGAGATATTGCCCATACCTTTGAAGCCACCGACAGGCTTGTTGTAAAAGAAAAAGTTTTCTGCATCAAACAAAGATTTGGTAATGTCAATAAACTTGCCAGTTTCACGAGTTAGATTTGCAAAAGCGGTGGCAATCTTTCCGATACCGCTAATTACTGGATCAATAGTATTTGAGCCAGAAGCAGTCTTAAGGGCATCGACAAAACCTTGACCAATAGTTTCTTTAGCGTTATTGACTGCAACTTGTAACTTGGCTATTTCGCCTGCGTAAGTGTTAGCAGCGGTTGAAGCCTGCCCAGCAAAAAGGACAGAAAGTTTTTGTTGGATTTCTTCAAAACTAGAGCTAGTAAGTTCTGCCTTACTTAGTCCTACACCTAAACGACCTAGAGCCTGAGTCTGCCCTAGATAACCTTTTTGGAGACTTTGTGAAACTTGAGTTAGGCTTTTACCTGTGCCCGCGCTAATGTCTAAAGCAAGGTTAAGCAATTCTTGAGACTTAGTAACTGACATTGTGGCTCGCAAAAAGCGATCCATTGCAGGACGCAATTCATCATCGAGAACGCCTGTCTGTTGTTCTAGGCGTGAAATGTAACCATTGACTGTTGCTGAGTTGCTACTAAAAGCAAGTCCTAAGTTATTAAGAGTTTGTCCTAATGCTCTGGCCGCTTTATCATCTTCTGCAAAAGCTTTGACTGCTTGACCAATGCCACGAACTCCGAAAGCAAGACCAAGACTAACTCCTAGTTTTTTGACACTTCTAGAAAGTTTGTCGGTAGATGTTTCTGCTGCCTTAAATGCCTTTTTGCCTATAAACTCAGCGGCAATATTAATGGCTACATTGCTCATGCTGCTCTCCTAATATCTACCATCGCTGTGCGGCGGTTAAACTTTGTTGTTGTTTTTTCAATAGCCTTAAATACGGAAGCATTAGCCCTACCCTGAGTGTTTGCCCAAGCTCTAAAGATTAAGCGACCCATCATGCGATGGTCACCTCTACGAGCTGGCCCATAAAGCTGACCAAGATTAGAAATAAACTGATTGCCAGCATAAGGATTATTAGATCGTGATTTACCCTTAGATGCTCCACCTGCACGAGGGCCTACCCAATCTTGACCTTGACCATTCTTACGACCAGCAGTCTCATAGATTGCGCCAATCATAGATTTATTCTGAATGCGAATGTTATTAACAAAGCCAGCGCGGTTAGGTTTTGATGGTGTTGTTTTATAGATAATGCCCTTGCGGATTTCTAAAGCGTTGTATTTAGGAAACTTACCGCGAGGACTAGCAATTTCGCTCCAGCCGCTCATGGGTGAAACAAGTGGCACATAAGAGCGAGCTTCATTAACAACAGGCTTGAGAACTGCACCCAATTCCTTTGTCAGTTCTTTAGCAAGGTCTGGAGCGTATTTATTCAATGCTTTCTTAAGAGCGACCGCGCCTACTACTTCTGTTGGCATCGTTCATCTCCTTTGTTTCATCTTTAAGACCCTGCAACAAGGCTTCTAGCATTATTGGGTCTAACTCTAATAATTCTTGTGGCGCGAGCCCCAACCTAATGCTTAGCCTAGCAATTAGGTAAGTGAATGGAAGGTCGCGCTTTAAGACAAAGGGTCTGAGTCTAGAACCTCAACACTCTTAAGTGTTTCGATAAACTCAATCCCGAAAGGCTTAACAGATTCACCTGATCTGCGTGTGACTTCCCATGCAAGCCAATAGACATCCGATTGCTTTTCCTCATCGCGAAACGCTTTGTGGAAGCCCTTTTTTGCATAAGATTCAAAGCTGTATTCAACGGCGGGTGTTATCTCGCCTTCAAGTACGCTTCCATCCGTACGAACTATCTTTAGTCTTGCCATTGGTTAGCCCCTTTGTTAGTTAATTACGCTGATGCTACAGTGATTGTGCCATTAACATTCCATGTCACAGATTGTGTGCTTAGGTCTGCTACTGAGCCGTTGATGTCTGTAGTGTTGTTAATCAAGCAAGTCATTGTGTAAAGCGGATTAGTTGCAGATGTTGCACCTGATGTCTGCTTTACTGTGACTGTTGTTGATGTTCCCCATGCAGCTTGCAAAGTCTGTAGGACTTCGCTTGTAGCTGTGTCATTAAGGAAATCGATTGTAATTGATGATGCTTCTAGACCCTTAACGAACTTGTGACCTGAATCACCCATCGCTGTTACTTCTAGTTCATCAAAAGAACGATTGATTGTTACTGATGTTACATGGTCAGAGAGATCCACCGCATTAACAGTAAGAACTACTCCGTTGTTTAAGAATACTGCCACGGCTTATTCCTCATCTTTCTTGGTTGCTGGCTTTGGTGTTGGTGCTGCTGTTGGTGCTGCCTGACCGATTTTAATCAAGAAGGCTTCCAACTCTTTATCGTAATCGGACATGCTTAACTCCAACTCGTTAGGATTGATACGGACATCTCGCAGCTTAGCAAGTCTCCACTTGCAGCATTGAGAACACTAGGTGCACTGATTGCGCTTACATTATAGACCAGAGAAGATGCAGCAAGGAGTGCGAACACACTAACTACTGTGTCCTCTATGCCGTTAAGGTTGCCCTCATTATCAAAAAGTGGCACTGTCATTACAATCTTAAAGTTAGCCATAGGGCTAATAGAAATCTGAGAATTATTATTTGGTGTCAAGTATGGATCATCGGGTGACACAATAACTGAGTTAGCCAGAACTGTAGCTGGTGGGAATGCAAAGGTCTGCCATTTAGCGTTATTGACTAGGGCAGTCGCTAAAGTGGTTCTAAGTGTGGTAATGGCAACTGGTGGCATTATCCGACCATTGAGCGTGGGTCTAGTGCGTGTGCTATCAATCCTCGCACCTTAGCGAGCAGCTGAGCTGACATCCGATAAGGGCTTGGCTGGAAATCGACAAGGTTACTGCCTGAAAGGGTAGCAGTGCGTGCTTGCCAGATTTCAACAGATATCATTAAAGCGGCTTGCTGGATTGCCATATCAGCAGTCCAATCGGTTGATGCACTTGTTGTAACTGTTCCATACGGATTAACATTATGGCGTGGCTCAGCCGCTGGTGTTCCTGTTATTGCGTAAGAAATTGAATAATCGCCAACTTCTGTAATTGTCTTAGATCCGTTTAGGTGAGCTTTGTTATTAGTTACAACTACTGTTTCACCGACATAATAAATATCTTTAACAGGTATATCAAAATAAAGAGTGCCTACTGTGGTCGTGTTGCTGTGTGCAACATTAAAATTAACATCTGCCCATAGCATTGGAAGTAGGACTGCATCTGTAGCGTCACACACTTCTTGCAAGGTGGCATCTGGATACAAAGTACCGACTCCGAGAGTGCTGCGGAGTTCTGCGACTGTTGTGAGTGCCATTCCTTGTCCTTTCTAAAGACTCTGAGGGGTAGAGGGCTACTACCCCTCAGAGCGACTTAGTGTGGCTTACGCCTTGTTATTCTTGAATGCGCCTGCTCCGACCTTAGTTGCGATTGCGCCAAAGCCGTAGTAACCGATAGTCACCTGTCCTGCGGCTGTTGATTCGGCGCGCAAGCGGTAGGTAGGGCTCTCGTACCATGTGTATGCATCTGGATTCACAACAAGAATTGTTCCATCGCCATCGCCTGCGTTTGTTGGATCAACATAGAGGTTTAATCCTGCGACATTTCCTGTTAGTGATGTTGGTGTTACTACACCGCCTGCGTTCATTGGCTGTGATGCTGTGTAGATTGGACGACCTGCATCGTTAAGAGACATGATGTTTGACCATTGTCCTGTTGATACAACCATGTTGCGAGCGAATGGGTTAGGAAGTCCTGCTGTTGCGCCATAAACAGAAGCTGAACCGCGAGCGACAATACCTAGCAACTCTGAAGCTGTTGGGTATGTGACTGTTGTTGTTGCATCTGCTGTTGCGCCTGCAATAAGAGCAGCATTTACTGCTGCGTTAGTAGCCTTTGCGTAAGCTGCTGCCATGTTGCGAACTAGCTCATCAAAGAATGCTGGAGATGTACGATCTAGCAATTCAACAGAGAATGTCTGCTGTCCAGCGTACTTCTTAACTGATACTGACAAGAATGCTGCTGTCTGATCTGTATCAGAGAATGCTGCACCTTCTGCTGTATCTGCAACTGTTGGCGCTGCTGTAATCTTTGGAATCTCAAAAGTCATACCTGCATCTGGCAATACTCCGCGAGAGATTGCATCGATTGAAGGACGGATTGTTGTTGATAGTGGGTTGATGATTTCAGATAGTTGGCGTGTTGGTACTAGACCTGCGTTATCTGTTGTGTCATCTGCTGCGCGTAGGTATTGACGAGCATCTTCATCACCTAGAGCTGCGCGGATTGTGTTTTCTGCATACTTAGCTGCTGTTACTTCAATGCGTGGCTTTGTAAAGTATGCTGCTGATACAGTTGGGCGAGCAGCTTCAACCGCTTGTGCTTCAACTGGTGTTGCTTCGACTGCTGAAGTGGTTTCTTCCACGGTGGCTGTCTCGCTTTCTGTTGGTTGGGTTTCTTCTTCTACAGCAGATTCTTCTGCTGCAATATCAGTGACTTGAGCCGACTTGAATGCGGGCTCTGTGACAAGGCTCGTTTCTACTAAGCGAGCTGAGGAGACATAAGTAATGCCATCCTTGATTTTAGACTTAAGAACTTCTGCACCAATGCTCAATCCTGACTGCAAGCCTTCTTCTGCAAGGATGAGAGCCTCTGTACCGCGCTGTGAGCGACTTACAGAGAATACTGCGTGAATTGCATCTTCTGATTCACTGAAAGAGACCATGCGACCTAGAGGCTTCTTGTTATCATGCTGACTTAATAGCTTGATTGCTTTAGGGTCTTGAATCTCAATAGAGCCAGAAGCAAAAATTACTTTGCCCATGTTTGTTGATCCTGCTTCGACATTGAGAGGCACAATTTTGCCTGAGATAGTGCGACTTGCTGAGTCAGCTGTTAAATCAGCTGAAAAAGTGATTACTTGATTCATTGCATACCTTGACTTCCATTAGGTGTTAGATCAGTCATTTCCATTGCCTGCTCTGTGGTAATCAGATTAAGGCTAAGTAGTTTCTCAATCACTGCTAGTTCTTGCATTGGGTCAGTGCGCAAGAAGTTTTTATCAATATCGAACTTCACCACATTGCCACGAGCAGTAATATCATCCATAGATAAACGATCTTCAATCGCTGTAATAAATGGCTGTAAAGATAGTGTTAAGAATTGCTTGCGCTCATCCTGCACATTGGCGTAAGTCATAGAGTTGTTCTGGTCTGCTGAAACATAATAAGCAGGCACATTGCAAAGACGGGCGCATTCAGTGGCGAGGTTGAAAATTGCTTCCCCGTACATCATGTCTTTAGGTGAAAATGAAACTGGGTTATATTCCAAAGTAGATGTTAGGTATGCAGTAGCGCGATTATTGCGAGCATTCTTCCATGAAGCCAACAAACCTTGAACTTCTTTAGGATCTAAATCTGCACCTGTGTTTTTAATGTAGCCTGTGGCCATTGGAGTAGCAGCAGCTATTGCCGCTGCTTTTTGCACATCAATAGCTGCGCGGATAGTAGAAGTTCCAGTATTGAGAATGCCATCACTGAGTGATTGGAATGTGACTAGAGAGCCCAATCCGTCCATAGGTAATGTAGTGCCATCAACTGCATATGATTTAACAAATGTATTAGTTGAATCTAGTGTTGCAGTAACGCGATTATTAGCAATCCACTCAAAGCGAGATGGTCGGCCATCTTCGGAATAAACTTCAACTACTTGCCAGAATGCTTGACCATAAAACAATAATGAATCCACAGTCCATGCAATCGTTACTGATCGTGGTTGTGAATATGATGGTTGCTCTAACCATGCAGGTGAGCCAAGTTCTTCATTGGTGGATTTCTTGTAAAGCTCTAAAGGAATAGCACCAATAGTGCCAGCCAATAAATTACGGCATCGTGCTAATGCTGGAACAGACATTGCTTCTGTTCTGCCTACATAAGCAAATTGGAAAGGCATTGCATAAGGTGAATACTCGCCAAGCACTTGAGGTGCTGCTTGAGCTTCTAATAAAGGCTTAGCCTGTAATCCGAATGTTTGCAGAATGCGACCCATAGACATAAATGGTAGCACATGTCAAGTATTTGACATACCACCTAAGGTGTGTCTAGGCAACAATTTGTGGCTTAGGGGCTGGAAGCATTAATTTGCTTACTGCCATTGCAACTCCAATAATGGCACTTATATCGCCTGCGGATTTACGCTTTATGATTCTCCAAGCTGAGTCATTGACTTTGGCTGCACAGTTGTTAAATTGTTGGACAAGTTCTGCCTGACCATTATGAACGACCTTATGCGTTACCAATCCAGTGAGCAAATCCCCACACGCCTGATAGAACTGCTGTCCTGAGACATCCTCAGTCATAACTCCAGCCTGCTTTAGTCTATCGGCTATAGATTGAGTCGCGTACTTGTCGTAGCAGACTAAGCGCGGTCTGTAAAGGTCACACCAGCCTTTAATAGCTGCTGCAATCTTTAGATCATCAACTGCGACCTGAGAACTCCAAGTCTCCATGATCCCGATGCCAATCCTTCCATCTGGAAGTAATTGTCCAGCGACTAAAGATGCATTCCTTCTCGAAGGACTGACATCGAAACCGAATATAGTATATGCCCCAACTGCCAGTTCTAAGGTGTTATCGCTAGTCTCCTCCAAAATGCCATGAGGCCACGGACTTTGTAATGAATCAATCCACTGGCACAAAGTCTCGGTTCTAGTAGTCTCGATAGGAGCAGTTGCGATTGCTTCCTCGATTGACTCACGACTTACTGTGTAACCAAGTGCAGGATTGCTAGGTGCTACTGCATCTCGCCAAAAAGCTTCTGATCTGATGTCTATCTTGCAATACTGTGGAGCAGAATACTCATAGTAGCCAAAGGTCTCTGGAGGGTAATCCTTAGCGCGTTCGACAAGCGAATTAAGCACACTGCTGAAATGGTCTCCAGCATTGGATGTCAGAAATGTCTGAGCATTAGCTCTAGCGCGAGTAGTCGGGATAGCCGCTTTATAACCATCTTCGGAGATTTCACGCACTTCATCAATCCAAAGAAAGTCAGCTGTGCGACCACGCGCTGAGTCTCTGGTATCTGAAACAAGGTCAAGGGTTGCACCATTAAGTAGCTCTATTCGTTCCCCGCCGTTGGCATAACGCACTGCCTTAGTCATTGCCTTTAGCTCTGGAGTC